CTAGTCTAGCGGAGTAAATACACTAGCAATAGCTAATACTGAAAAGATCAATATCACTAATGCAAATAATGAAATAAATCCTATAAAATGTCTTGTGCGCCTTTCATCTTCTTTCCCAAAACTTTTTACAGTACAAAATTGACTAAATGCCAATAAAATAATTTGCCTAAATGCTTCTGCCAAACTGCGAAATTTAATAACAAACCAACTTTTCCCTTCAACCGTTATTCTAGTCATGCAAACTTTTCTATGTCCCATATCGTCTATCTTATATACTCTTCTTATAAAATTAGCCATAAGCAAGGATGCCAATATATACCCTATTACAACGCCTCCTAAAATCAATACAACCTCTTCAAAATGAATGGCTCCATTATATCCAAATACATCTACTGCCCACCACTCATACCAATGCATTATCCTTGATAATATTCCTCTTACATATTGAACCATCTATTGATCCTCTCCATTCAATATTTCTTTTGTAATTTCTTTAATGCGTTCTGCAATCTTTAGTGCTTCTTCATCTGTAATATCTTTATCTGTTGATAGAGCTGTAACTGTCTTTCTAATTTCAGGATGTAACTTTGCAAATGACTTTATTTCTTCACTTTCTACCTTATTATATAGATTAAATAATTCTTCTCCATCTTTCTTATATAACTCTGCCAATGATTCTAATACAGCATCAGAAGGGTTATTTTCTCCACGCTCTATTTTTGCAATATAGCCACCTGATACACCAATTTGTCTACCAACCTTGTGTACGGATAAACCTATACCTTTACGTAAATCTCTAAGCATAGCTCCTGCTTCTATCCATTTATTATCACCCATGTACCAGCTCTCCTTTATTTTTTATTACTGGTAGTTCAATTATTACCATTAATTGGATGTACTATACAGTTCACAACCAAATAATAATTTACTCGTATTCAACCTATACTATTCCTATCAATGAGGACTATTATATGGAAACTTCTACCAAACTTAAAGAAATTCGCAAATCAAAAAATCTCTCTAGTTTTAAAGTTGCTAGAGAGACTGGTGTATCAAGACGTTATATTATTAAAATGGAAAAAGGACTAGTGACTCCCTCCGATCCATTACTTATAGCTTTAGAGGATTTATATCATGAACCTCTATTTCAATTATATGGACGCTCAAGACCTATTGATCTTGATGAAGTAATGAAATGTCCTGCTATGCGCTATACATGTATTGAGGTTACCACAAACAGAAATGCTTTATCTAAAGATAATCTAGATGGTATTTATGATGAATTAAAAGAAATATATAACAATCATTACAAAGAAGCAGATTAATTCCTGCCCTTCTTACATATCACAACATATTCCAATGTTATAAATACAATTTTTACACTTATCCTTATTCATAATATGGTTAGTGCAATTAAATGGTTTAGGTTGAATTTGTTTAAGTAATTTCTTAATTTGTTCCTCAAATTGTTGATCTGTTAATTTTTGTAACATAAAGAAAGACCACCTCCTATTTGGAGTATGGTCATAGTAATTATTTATTAATCATAGATTTTTTGCATTTATCACAATATGTTTTCTTACTTCCTAACTCAACAATAAAGGCTTCTTTACAACAGCCACAGATAACTTCCTTACAACCTTGATCTTCTAATTCCATCTCTCTAGTATAATATTTTGGATTAAGTACTCTTGGTTTTTGAGAAAGAAAGCTAGGGATTGCACTATATGAGTCACATTCCTCTTTTATTTCTTCACATATCTTTCCGTAAAATACATTTGCACATATGCCATTGAAATTATCGAAACACTTGGCACAATTATTCATATTCCCCCCCTAAATCTTTATCTATCACTTACAACACTTGCTACAAGGCTCATACCCTTTAGCCTCTGCATCACTTAAACTAATAGCTATCTTACTTTTACTCAAACTACTACAGCCATCTTGATGATACTTTTCACCTGTTTTTGTAATATAAACTGTTTGAGACTTATTATTAGTAGAGCTTGTGTTTTCTGCTGATGTATTACTATTAGTTGTAGTAGGTGTGGTTGAATTTTTATTTCCTGTAGTGCTATTTAGAGCCTTATTTATAGTTGCTTGAGCCACAGTATTTGATGTTTTAATTGTTACATTCTTTCCGTCAGATGTAGCAACTATCGTTCCATTTAAATCTGTTCTATAGGCCGTTACGTTATTCTTCTTTAATGTATCAAGCTTCACCTGATGTAGATGTCCATATTTATTCATTCCGCCCTCGATATTGATACAATCCAACGATAAACACAGAGTTCTAAAAGTATAAAAATAAAGGGTATTCAAAAGTGAATCCCCTTATTTTTATGCTAATGCAACATCATGTCCGTCAGCTACCAATGTATCACTAATCTCTTCTAACACAGTTTTAATACTATTTGTCATATGTTCCGCAGAAAGGTTATGAATCATTTCTCTCTTAGCTGTTTCTTTCTCAATTATTGGAGTAAGTATATCTCTTGCATACTGTTTTCTATCACTACTTGCAAACATATCTTTGAGAGTTTTTCCATCAAGTTTATCACGAAGTTTATCAACAGATTTTTCTGCTTCCTTATTGTTCAAAAGGTACTCTGATGCCATATCTGTGAATACATCTTGAATGATTTCAACCATCTCATCTGCATCATCCTCGATAAATTTACCAACTACTGCATTTGTAGCCTTTCCGGCAGCCGCGCCAGCAACGAGAGAACCTGCAATACCACCGATTACAGTACCAACACCGGGCAGAATTGCTGACCCCGCCACAGCTCCCGCAATCCAACCTCCAGTACCTCCACCTACAGTTGCGGCTGTTCCTGCCATATTTTTAAACAATTGTTTTCCAGAAATTCGTCCACGGAATATATTTGCGACATCAAATGAAGAAAGCACCACAAATGTTACCCCGGCGGTTATAGCATTACCGCGAAGAAGTTTTGCTGCACTCTTCATTGCAGCTGCTCCATAAATAGGCTTTGCTCCAGATCTAAAGGCATTAATTAAAATAGCTGATGCCTTAGGTCCCATCATAGAAACAATAGCCTCAGAGCTAACAACCAAAGCACTATTAAGTCCTGCCTTAGAAAGTTGTGCCACCAATATTGATGTTACAAAAGCTGTTCCACCTACTTTTAGACCTGAGTATGTAGCAATCTTTAATGCATCTTCAAAATCCTCACCATTCCATACGAATGTTGCTAAAGTAATCATTGCGGTTACCCCAAATGCTGAAGTTGCAATTATTACACCATTAACGGCATCATAAGTCAAAGACTCTATCGTTCCTGCCTTTGCAATATTCTTGGCCTGTGCATAAGTAAAATGACCTTTTCTTACTATATTTTTTGCCTCTTTTGGATCTGTGACACCGTTCACCTGCCCATTACGAATTTTTTCTTCCATGGCTTTTAGAGCTTCATCATATTTATCGCATGGGACCTCAATCTGCATAGGTTTTCCGTCAATCATATATCTGAATGTTCCCTTGCCATCCTCTTCGAAACATTCATTTATACAACGAGAACCTGTTGCACAATATTTGGACTGAATATATACACCATCAACAATCCTGTCCGCTCCATTTTTTGCATTATCATCTCCAACGATTTTTGCATCGTGTCCCGTAAGATTATCATAAAGAGTATTTGCTCTCTCTGCTGCAAAGCCATGACCTTGACGAGCATGAAACTTTTCTTCTTCATATTGATTGTTTACAGTTTTATATGCACCAATCCCCAAGCCACCAGCTTCTGCACCTATATTATCACATTTTTCTCTTTCAGCGGATTGCTTAGTTTGTTTGGAAGAAGAGTCATAATCCTTCATTATCTCTAAAAACTCTTTTAATGGAGTCTTATGGAGAAAAGAACTACTGATAGTAATGTCTTCTCCATCATATTGAATTATTTTCAAAACCCTATCACAATCTTTTTTATGTGTATTAGTAATTCTAATTGACTTAATATCATCGTACCAAAGCTTTTTAGGCTTGTCCATGGTATCTAAATAATAGATTTTATCATCAGTAAAGATATATCCATTTTTCCCACTCCCCATAACTGTTGTATCATAAAACCCAATTATTGTCGTTCTATCCATGCCGGATGCAAACTTCTTAAGCGCATTATCAATCTTTTTGCTTGGAATATCCCCTTTTATATGACAAGAAAACCCAGTCGAAATAGCACTAAGGTACTTCCTCATTATTTCAATTTTCTCTTCATGATGTTTCCCCATATTCCCTATCCTCCTTAATTATTTGACATAATACTATCGCCTAATTTTTCTACATAATAGTACATAAGCTCCTGTAAATAAAATCCATTAAGTCTTCTTTTAGCTGGTAAAGCCTTAAATTGCTCATCAGCATACTCTATAGATTCACTCCATATCTCATTTATTTTTTCATCATTAGGAAATAGTCTAGGAGATATTGATCTAAGTTTTTCCTCTACATATGTTTTCTTTTCTTGGAGAATGCTTTTTTTCTTTTCTTCCTTTTCCAAGAATGGGAAATCAAATTGTGTTGTTTCTTTTAAAATGTTCTCAATTTCTTTTTTAATAATGTCTTCCATAAACAGCCTCCTAAAGATTATTCTTCTCTATTTCTCCATCCAATATATGCTCCCGGCTTAACCCTTTGGTCAATTGGCTGGTTTGCCCTAACAGGAACGAGCCAATGCCTACCTATTTTTCCCATTGCACACATACCTCGCACAGCCCTTGGTACAACTTCCCATTCTGTAGCAATTTCATTAATTGACAAATGTCCTTCAATCATTTTCAAACCCTTTCTGAAAAACAAAAAGCATTGCCACTTTGGGCAATGCTTCAAATTGCAGCTGACTACCATCATCAGGTCCTATAGCTTTGCGTCACATCCTTTCGAAAGCTTTGTCCAATATTATTTTAAAATTATATTCCCCGAAAGGAAAAATGTCAATTTAATACGTCATACCGATACTTCCTCTCCGTCTTTAAAAGTAACGATAGCCTCATCCTTACTAGCCACTTTGATGAAATCCACCATTCTTGCCAAAGTCTGACGTCAAATCCTTCTATTCCTGTGGTTAAACTTTATGTTAATAAAAGTACCTGCCTAGACATAGTATCCATCCAGATTTTTTAATATCATTCATTAATCTTAAATATAATATCCAATACAATTTCCATACCACCTCATCTCACATGGTACTTCAACATTATTTCTTACCTTACCACCAATAGCCTTTATAAACTTATCCGATCCACCACCAACAAATACTTTATCATGTAATACTGTCTTGCCAAATTTATTTTCAATATCTTTCATAATATCCCTACATACACCAATTGTATCTACAAGATGATCCTCTAAATTAAAATCATCTTTTTCCGTTCTAATAATAGGTTTAATACTATTAAATTTCTTATCAATCTGTCCAATAGTAACTTCTACACCCTCTGCTGCAATTTTTTCTTGCAACACTTTATACATATCATAAAGAGCTATATTTACTGTTCCATAATTAACAATCTTAAACTTACCATCCCACTCAATAAGAAGAACATCTGTTGTTTTCATCCCTATATCGATAATAAGAGTAGTATTATCTTTATCAATATAAGGACTTAATGGTTTAATAGCTGCATATCCTTCTGCCATTACCTTTACATCTACTATATTAACTGATATTTCTTTCCCATTAACCACACCCTCAATAGTACCAAGCCCTCTCAACCTTTGAGCAAACTCTTCCTTTTTAGCCTTATAAATGCTAATTGGAAGTCCAGTTCCTAAATTAATATAGTGTGTACCTGCTCCGTACACTGCATTTACTGCCCAAAGTATTTGGTGCTCAATATATTCACGATTTGTTTTATCTACATTCGTTAAAGTTGATTGTCCAACACCTAGTGCTATCTTTGTTCCTCTAGATTCAATAATATCTCCGCTTATTAGTGCTGTATCAGTTGAATATACACTGTAGGTGTAAGCATTAATAATATTGCCATCAGCTCCCATTCCTGCTACACAAATTGTGCTATTCCCTAGATCTATTCCTATATTTTTCACATTCTTTGCCATGCTGTCTGCTCCTAGTTTTTATATTAAAATTCTTCTACTTCATCATATTGGTTATTATTGGTGTAAATTGGTGCATTGTGATGTAGATTTACTTCTGTTTGAGGTTGTATTGAAGTTTCAATGATGCTAGTAGGTGTGGTAAATGTTTCTTTTTGCACCACCTTTGCATCTCCTTGACTCAATATGTAAAAATCTAATGCCTTATTGATTTCGCCATTTAAAGTGCGATAATTAATTTTCGCTAGTTGTTCGAGTTGCTCCTTTATATTGAGACTTATGGATATGCTAATTCTTTTCTGTTGCAATCTATTCCCTCCTTAAAGGCTAGTTGTGTAATCCCTTTCCATTCGGTAGGTTCATCGTTGTAATTTAATACAGTTTTATTTATCAATTCTCGTCCTCTATCTGAAAGAGTCATATTTTTTAATTTCTCATTTATATAGTTGTGCTCTAAATTCTCTATTTCATCAAAATTCCATTCACGAGAATCCATAGCATTAAATTTTTCTATTTTATTTGCTTCTGCTTTTTGTTTAAGTGGTACTACTTTGTCTACAGGTGTTACTTCTTTTTGATCTTGCTGTACTTGTTGCTCCACCTGCACTCTAATTTTTCTCTTAAAGCTATTCTTATTTTCTACAAGTATGTACCCTTTCTTTTCTAAGGAGCTGATTATTCTACTTACTTGTCTTGTAGATATATTTAAACATTCAGCCATATATGAATTAGTTGCAAAGCAGCTCTTGTCTTTATCTAGAGCTTTTATTGTTGCGAGAACTCGCATTTCTGAAAGGCTTAAGTTTGGATCGCTAGATATTTCACTAGGAATATAAAGTGTAAATTGATTGTTTGTGCTTTGCTCATTCATGCTGTCTATCTCCTCACTGTAATCTCTTGACCGTATACACATGATAGCTTACTTAACATAATCTGTCAACAGTTTATACCATTTTTTAGTTTATAGTCATTTTTTGCCTATATTTTTCAATAAATTTATATGATACAATAAGGTTAATATTACTTTGGAGGACATTATGATTGTAAACAGAATTAATGAAATTTTAGATGAACAAAACAAGACAATCTATTGGTTAGCTCAGCAAACAAATATAAGATATAATACTATCCATAGCCTCGTAAACAATAAAACTGAATCAGTTAAGTTTGAGATTCTTGATAAAATTTGTGATACTTTGCAATGTGATATTAGTGATATATTTCGTAAAATTTAAGGGTGCCCATATCGGCTACTCTTATTTTTTTATCCCCAACTTTCCTCGCGCGCGTATATATATCTTTTAAATCAATTATTATATATTAATTATTAATAATCTGTTAGACACCTTTGTCGTGGTTCATAGACAGTTCTGTCGTGCTACTTAGACAACTATGTCCTAGTACCTAGACATTAATGTCTACGTTTTTCCACAAGTGATTTGGACAAAAAAATAAAACCAACCCGAAAGTTGGCAAATAAATTATTTTTCTTTATTACCAAGTAGCTCTATGTTTTTTTTCTGAATAATATTATAATATATCTAAATAATGATAAAGGAGAAGACAGCCCATGAATGTAATAAAAAGTTTTATACTACTTCTGTTATTTTTTATTTTATACACTAAATTTATTAGAACAATAGCATATAAAATAAGTCAGACTCTTGGACTAGAAGCTTTTATCAATTCGATTTTTAATCAAATTACATCTAGGAAATAAAAGTATTGACTACTAAATCTTATACGCAATTTTTATGATTAAGTCTCTCACATTCCTTTTCGTACAATTTCCATTGAGCCACACCTCAGGACTACTAATAATCCCCTTATCCTGTAACACTCTAACTGCATTCTCTAATTCTTCATCCTTACTCATAGCATCTACTACATCCTGCTTTAATTTCTTCCATGCCCCTGTATTTTTCACATAATACTTTGGACAATCTTTCCCACTTACATCGTAATGCCTAATAATCGCTTGTGTTGGCTCAAGTTTATACCTATTACACAAATCTACAAGCAACTCAATAAGACTCTTATAAGCCAAATCTGTATATTTCCCTGTACTATCAGGATGACATACCTCAATACCAATCGAATAACTATTTGCCTTACTTGCATGATAAGCCACCTCATTTTCAGGAATACATCTAATGACCACACCATCATTGCCAATAATATAGTGTGATGAAGCATACGTACCTCTTCCATCTTTAAGTGAGTCAAAATACTTCGCATTATTCTCTGCTGTAGTTCCTGCATTACCAATCCAATGCACAACGATATTTTTAATCGTTCCAATCTTTGTTTGTGGTCTGCTCCATTTGTTTGGTGTGATTAACATTTCTTTAACTTTAACTGCCATATTATATATCTCCTTTATGCTTTTATATTTGCTACAATCTGATCTAGTTTAGTGTTAATGTCCTTTGCTAAAACTGCATTTGTTTCAAGAAGTGCCTTATTGGTTTGTGACATTTCCTCAAGATGATTTAATAAGCGTTCTTCTCTTACCTTTGTATCTTGTCTATTTTCATTCTGTACCTTTGCTATGTAATAACCAAGTACAGTAACACAGGCAATTGGAAACCCAACACCTTGTAATACTTCAATAAAATTCATTTCTTATTCCTTCCTAATAGTATTCAATAATTTCAAACCCATAAACAATACTGCTGTAAGCTGTTCCTGCGGACATATTTTGAAATAAAATAGTATTATTACTGCTAATATAAGGTATAACTAAATCTGCTGAACATTTGATTACATTAATTGATGACTTAGTTGAGTCTACCGCTGAAATACCTACTGCAAAGGAGTCATTCGCTTCAATTTTAGTAATCTTCCCTTTATAGGTTGTTACCTTCTTTACAGCTCCTTTGTTGCTTTTTTCAATGGCACTTATAATCTCATCTTTTATACTCTTCATATCTTCTAATCGAATCTCCATATTTGCCACCTGCTCAGCAAGTAGAATAATATTTTCTCTTATATCTTCATGTGCATCATGATCCATATTGTGACCTACCAATGACTCTTTAGTTAGATAAACAAGGCTATCATTAATAGTTGCTGTAATATGACTTGCATTACTTACCATGACTGTGACATGAATCAGTTTTTCATTTAATGAATCCTTTGAAATATATGAGGTATTTTCTGTATAGCCATACATATAAAGATGTTCTACATCGTCTTTCCCTTTTGCATAAATACCAAGTTCACTCCACTTGAAATCACTTATAATATCTTCATTCTTTAATAATGCTGATAGTGTAATTTGACTGCCATTTCTATCTAAATTGTTAATAAGTAATGTTTGTTTTACTTCTACTAATTCAGTAGCAAATCCTAAATCATCTTCATAGCTTCCACTACCCAATTCAATTTTCGTAAATTCTAAAGGCTCACCTGCTAAAGCCTTAGCTAAAAGCTCCATTCCTTTTGTTGTAATACTTTTATTCTTAAAATCGCTCATTCTGCCTCCTAAATCTTAATTTTATCTGCTGTTCTTATATATGAGCCAATATAGTTATCAACTTGTACTGATGCTAATGTAGTAATATTTAATACTAGATTGCATGGTATTTTCTTTCTTAAATCTTTATATAAACTTGAAATAAGGTGCTCCTTTGAAGCTACTACACTAATTGTTAAAGTGTATTGGTTGTGATTCATATCTAACAAAAAATTCCCCTTACCTAATGTGCTGCTTAACATATTTGTTAGCCACGTTAAAGTAAAAGGAATTGTTGAATTATATTTATTTAATATATTAAATCTTCTTGTTGCTATGTCTTCTGTATAAGGAATGCTAAGCATCTTTTCATATCTACTCAAACCCTCACTGTTAGCTGATTCAATAAACTGATTATCTTGTAATTGCTTTAGTTTATCTCTAAGCCCATCAATCTCTACACTACACGTTTTATCTAGCTCTTGAAACTCTTTAACTTCACTTATAAACTCAGGCAAATATTTCTTTAATCTCATAGATTTACCACACCCACCAATACTGGCACTTCCTCTCCTGACAGATACAGATTTCTAGTTGAGCCATTGAGCTTTATATCCTCAATATCAATAATGCCATCTATATCTAAAAGTCTTGCTTCTATTTGGCTAATACGAACCACTATATCACTCTCAGACCAAGTAGATCTAAGCTCACTAAAGTAATCTTCAATAACCTTATTCACTCGACTACTTACGTTTTCCCAACTACTTCCCTTAAATGTGAGGTGTGTGGTTAATTGAATTTCCACTTGCTCCGCTGCTTCTACTGTCACAGAATGACCAATAGGTGCAATACCCAATCCTTCTCCACTATTTTGAATTGGATCAACTAGTGACTGTACCTTTTCAATGAGCTCACTTGAAGGGATATTATTTGTTGAATTAAGTAATCTCAATTTAACAGTTCCTCCACCATTCCATGCAGGATAAACCTTAACTTGTCCTACTCCATCAATACTACCGACCTTTTCTTTGTAATCAGCTACATTACCACCAAATGCTTCCTTTTCAAAGCTATTAAAATATCTGCACCTTAATGCATCATCCTGTTCTCTATTTGCACCAAATTGCACCACTTCACCTAATTTTGCTGTATTTATATTCTCTACTGCATCAATATTAATTAAATCACCATCATAACGGTTCCCAATGGTGCCACTTTGCTCACATTTGAGTAAATATGCACCATTTTGCACCAATTCGGTGACAATATATGTTAGTTCCTCTTTGCCCCACCTCGAGCCTATTGGAACTTCACTATCAAAATACCCCTTTCTGATGGCATAACTCGCTTCTTTTCTATAAATACCACGCTCAGCACATCTTCTTTCTAGATATTCGCCATATGCTGTATCTGCATAAACTCGCTTCTCTAGCTCATCAATATAAAGATATGCTTCATATAATTCAGCTACACATGGTGCAATAGCATCAAACAAAAAAGAGCCTTCGCTAGTATCTACACCAGTGTCGACTCGTTGTAATGCCCTATTTAAAAGGGCTTCATATGTTATTGTATTAGACATTTATTGTTACCTCTCCAAATGTTGTTTCTGCTGTAAATGTGATGTGTAAGGTGTCACTAATAAGGTTAATTTCAAAGCTATGGCATCCTGTTATTCTCTCATTCACTAATAGGCATTCTTTAACTCTTCTTTCTACCTCACTTTTGATGTAATCTATATCATAACCCTGTCCTATAAGTTCATCTAAATCTTGTCCATAATCCCATGAATAGATAGGATAAATATATCTTTGAGTCAGTAATGCCTTATAGATCCACATCTTAAGTGCTTCTTTACCTTCTAGAATTTTACCTGTTAAGGTGTTTGTATTAAAGCCAAACTCATATTCCTTATAAATGTCATTATTTTTACTTTCTACTTGTTCAGACATAAAAGGAAATAAACTCATAAGTTCACCACCTTACAAAGAATAATGTACTTCTGCTTATTAGTTGTTGGAACCATGGCCAAGATATCACCCTTATTTAATTCTTTTATACTTTCATTTACCATTAAATCCTCTCTATCTAAAAAAAGCTCACCAATGCTAATGGATACAGGATTAGTACAATTTACTTTTCCTATAACTACAGCTGATGAGCTACTGTTATTTTGTTGTTTTAGTATGTTTAAAATTCCGTTATATGGGTTAACCAAAATCACCCCCTACCTATTACTCCTTAATGATATTATCTTTTCTTCTTTCTAATCACAGATTCTTTAGGTAATAGGAGGTATAATCGACTAATAACTAGTCCAATACCTAAGCCTATCCTCTCTTTAATCACTAAAGCAATAATTAGCCCTACAATAAAACACAAATGTTTATAGCTTCTCACTCTAATCCCCCCACAAAAGTATTATCTTAATTATATACTAAGTTAATTTTCGTTGTGTACTATCCCCCACTTCATTCATGTTCATCTGATTCAATATACAAACAACCCAATATTTTTTAAGTGAAGCCTGTATTTTAGTTGCCTAGTTTCCTGACTCTTTTATATAACCTATTGAAAATAGTACCTCCTATCACACCAATAATGATTGGTAAAATACAATCACTGTCTATAAATCCTATTGCACATGCAATAATACCCACAAGCAGTCCCGCTAGGATATCTATAATTATCTCTTTAAAAAAATCAATTACTTTTTTCATGTTTATTACCTCATAGCATATTTTACTCATTCTATGAATTATACATTATTTTCAGAAAACTTCAAGCAATTGAACTTAAATTAAGCTTTGTATTATACTGTCCATTACCCCATTGGTGTTCATCTGATTCAATATAAAAAGAACCCACCAACTTAGTTAATGAGTCCTCTACTCTAATTACTCTGCCACTTATGCAACTTATATTCCCTTTTACAGTGACTGTAACTTCTTTAGTAATACCTTGAAGCATACTTTGTGCCACAGTCTTTGTCTGTTTATCTTCTTCCTTTATATAAATCTCTTGAAAAACACCAACTAAATTAATGAGTTCATCATTTTGTACTACATCCAAATACCGATCTTTCTCATCATAAATCTTAACCTTATTTACCACACTCTCAGCATTCTCTGAATATGAGCTTTCAATTATATTTGTATCTGCTTGCAAAATGTAGTCAATAACTTCATTACCTACTTGATTTACGCATAATTTTCCTTGTCTCATACTAATAAAATACTTCTTACCATTCTGACTACCTGCTGATTCATAAGCCTCTTTAATAATCTCATACATATTCATATTGCTACACAACATCTTCTGTGGAATACCTGTTGAGGCTAAGTTTCCAATGCTAATTCCTAAATCATTACAAACTATTCTTGTAATAGCCTCAGCTGCCTTGTTTTTAAAATTGTAAGTCCCCTTACTTTTACTTAATCTAATCGCATCATCATAGCAAGTAATCTGTATAGTCCCTTGCTCTCCAAATCGCTCATTATAGAGAACTTTACCCCTAAAAAGTTCTTCTCCTTCTTCAGCATACAAATACATTTCATCCCCAATATTAGGATAGATTTTAGGAGTATAGTAATCATGTAAAGGATAAAGAAACTCTAATTCCAATACTCTTGCAATTTCCGATATACTGCCACTCCATTTAATTGTACTTGTCATGTTGGTCACATCAATAGTGCCTGTTTTATTCTTTAGCATTACCTTTGGCATTAAATCACCAACTTCTGTCCTAGATAAATCTTATCAGGATTAGCAATGTTATTCTTCTGTGCTATTGCTTTATAATTAGATCCATCACCTGTTAGCTTCTTTGCAATAAGCCACAAGGTATCGCCTTGCTTAACTATATAGGAAGTAGAAGGAGCCTTCACTTCTCGTGATGTAGTAGGTGTGGTTAAAGTAGTTCCATTCTTTGTTGTAGTTGTTTTTCCTGTAGTTTTAATAAACTTATACTCTTTAAGTTCCAATGAAAAGTAAACATCACCTGTTCCGTCTACTTCTGAATATGTTAAACTTTCTATTGCCACTGCATAATTAATAGGTGTCCCTGTCACAATGACTCGTATAGGCTTTCCTGAGTCTTTCCATTTAAGAAGTTGCTTGATATACTCATAAGGCTTATTAAAATCTTTATATAAACAAAAGTTATACTTCTGATTCGGAAAGAAACTTTCTATTGTCATATTCATTAAACCAGTCTTACCAATTAGATTAATTTCACCTAAATTTGTAATATTAACTGTTGTATTTTGATGAGGAATACTCACCTCAAAAGAAGAAGGAATGACTGGAAGCCTTATCCTTTCTTCATTGTTATTAAATGATAAATAATAATCCAATCCTACCTCCTATGCCATATTAAATGCTTGTTTCTTTAATTTGTTATAAAGTGCGTTTGCTATTTCATCTATATCACTTTGTTTTCTTACTGTCATATTTGAAATAGTGATATTTACACCACTAACTCCTACACTACTTTTCCCATCATTAAAGGCCTTTTTAATACTTTCATCATGTGGGTATACTCTTGTTCCCTTAGGAAGGTCTACGATTTCAGCACCCCTATCATGAATCATAGCCGTACCACCTTGCCAGTTATCCGTACCCTTATAAAGCATTGGTATTTCAGGGATATTAACGCCTATTTCAGCCCCACCTAACCATTCAGGTAACTTAAATGAGCCAATCTTATTAATTCCTCTAATAGCACCATTAATAAAACCAATAATTCCATTGATAACACTCTCACATACTCCTTTAATGCCTTCAAATAAACCACTAAAGATACCAACTACGCCCTCCCAAGCTAGCTGCCAGTTTCCAGTAAATACACCTACAATAAAGTCAATGATGCCACCTAGTATTTCAACCACACCATTAATGACATCTCCTATGCCAGTCAATATCCCTTCAAACGCACCAATCCATGCTGAACAACAAATTTTAATATACTCTATGATTATACCTAAAATAGGTTGTATCATTTCCCATAGCCACTGCACAAAAGTAATGATACCTTGAATGGCTAAACCTACACCTTCTTTAACCTTATTAAACACCTCTTTAAGTTGTTCAAAGTCTACGCCACAGGCAACTGCTACTTCCTTAATCTTATTAAAGCAACCGATAACAAACTCTTTTAATGGCTTCCAATACTTAATGACTAGTGCTGCCACTAATGCAATAGCTGTCACAATCAGTACAATTTTATTGGCGGGAGAAAAGATAACTTTCATTACTGAACCAGCACTTTTTACTTGCTCTCCGAATTTACCAAAGCTCACCATTGCCTTTCCCACACCTTTTACAATCATTCCATACAATAAAATAAGTGGTGGAATACACGCTACAATTGCGCCTATTTTCACCACCTGATCTTTTTGCTCATCACTCATCCCATTAAAAGCCGATACTATATTTTGTACAACATTTACTAGTTTTCTTGCATAGGGTGTTAGTCGTTCACCAATAGATAATGCTAAGGATTCAATCCCACTTTTTAGTAAGGTAACTTGTCCACCTAAATTATCTAGCATGACTTCTGACATTTGCTCTGCTGATCCAGTACTATTATCAATAGCATTTGCTAATTCATTAAAAGCTTCATCTGAGGTGTTCAAAATAGCCAGTAATCCTGCCATTCCTGTTTTACCTACAAGTGCTTCTGCATTAGCGGCTCTTTCTGCTTCTGTAAGTCCCTTAAACGATTTTCTTAATGAAACTAAGGTTTCTCTAAAGGGTTTCATTGTACCATCTGCATTAGA